ATTCTTAAAAATGTTGTGACGCCAGAAGAATGGGAACAAATGAGTGATCATATTCAATATGATTACCTCTATGACAATCATTTTGCTGAACTTAAAGACGCAGAATTAATGCAAGAAAGACTTGGACTTGTTGCAACTGCTGATCCTTATATTGGTAAATATTACTCTGTTGATTATATTCGCCGTAAAATTTTACGTCAAACTGATCAGGAAATTGTGGATGAAAATGAACTTATGATTCAAGAAAAACAATTGGGTATCATTCCACCAACGGAACAAGAAATGATGATTGCTCAAAATATTATAGGACAAGAGGAATCAGCTGCACAAGAGACACAACCAACAAAATCTCGAACATCAAAACAAAATTTAGGAAAAACTCAAACAGAAGGTAGTAAAGAGAGTATTGATACCACCAGCACTGATGATCCTGAGTCTCCAGGCACGCCAGATCTTAAAGGTGGCGAGATATAAATAAAACATAGG